TCCCCCATTTCCATCAACCACAAAACACGTCCCACCATCGTCAGGCGTGATTAAATCCTGCAAATCAGCCACAAACTCGCCACCGCCTGTTGTGCCACCCTCATAGTAAGTATCCACCAAAATACGCTGACCGTGTTCAGTTGGGCGGATGGTACGAAGTTCGGCTACAGATTTACATCGGCCGATGTGTTTGTAACCGTCTGGATTGGCTAATTCGTTAAAATTATCACGTGTAGCATCGCCCGCAATTTTCTTGATTGCTTTAGCTAGCTGATCAAGTTGTTCATTATTTGCTTCAATATCTGCTTCAGCAAGTACACTATGCAACTCTTGCTGTATATTAATGATTGAATCTTGCGTATCATTCAAAAACTGGGCGGTAACAATCGTGCCATATTCACCCGTTGCTGGATTACCATCTTTAAAACGCTGTGTAGGAGTATTGATTGGATTCATTACTTGTTTCATTAAAAATCTCCTAAATATCTAACCCACACACGACTAAATGCAGGTTTGACTTCTTCCAATAAACTTTCTAATACTGGGTCGCTATATCGTCCCATCAATGTATCGCCAGCTTTTGATATACCAGCTCTAAAACGTTCGTGGTCATCTGTTGGGTTGCAAACATCAACAAAAAATGTCCACATAATATCTTTGTGCCAAAGCATATCCCCAGTTCGACTAATCCCTGCAATAAATGGCTGAGGTTCGTTAATTTTTATGCAGTAGCCCAAATCTTTAGCAACTTGAGTGATGTACCCAATCGACAACCCACCAAGCTGATTTAACTTCGCAATCACTCGTTGCACACGTGTTGCTAAATCTAGCTTGCTATTTGCGGTTAAACCACAAACTCGTTCCCAATCACCAATAAAAATCCCAGTACTAACATCCACCGCATCTCGTAACATTTCTGCTTTCGCAGACACACGGTCTAGCATTCGCCCTTCTACTTCGAGCGATAATGCGAGCCACCGACCGTTAGGATCGTATGAAACTGGCGGTAATAACCCTGCTAGAGCCTGACCATGTTTAGATTCAATCGCCATCACATTTCACTCACAACAATATTCCCAAGCCTAAACCAACCCATCTCACGATAGGCATCAATCACCTGATTTCGAGCTGGCTTAATCACTTCACGGTCAACCACACCGACCAAGTCACTAATCACCGCTTCAATTTGCGAGATAATTAGCGTATCCGCAGGTTTCAGTGATAAAAAGTAGTTCTCTAAGGCATTTTCGATTTCCGCTTTTACGCCCTCAAGCGTAGTATCCATATCCAGTAACACCCTAATTTCAAAATCGACTCTCTTTTGCACAGGTTTTAAGACATAAACCGACTTAGCCGTAACAGGGCGAACTTTGTCAATATAAGCTTGAGTTGCTTGTACGATTTCATCACTTGGCACTGTATCGCCGGAGGTAATGGCAATATCTACCGTGCCTTCGCCTCGTCTTAGTGGATAAATAAAAGCCGAGGTTACGCCATCAATGCTTTCTGCCCATTGCCTGAAGTCATTTTTATTACCGCCCGAAGGTGGTCGGCGGATACGCTCTAATAGTCGGGCTAATAACGCCGCATCACTTTCTACTTCTGTTCCGCCGGTCACATCAGGCAATAACAAACAGTCGCTTGATACCCCGACAGGAGCAGCAGTCAGTTGTGCTTTACTTTCAGATTTAACATTGCTTGATGCCCCTGTTGCCACTGCAATCACCCGCACAGTAGCAGAGCCATCATAGCCAATAACGCCTGAGCTTTTAGTAACATAAAAACGCTCACCATATTTAACCTGCAAGCCCTCTTGGATTGTTGAGCCGACTGTGCCAAACACTTTCAGTGAGCCACTCGCATAGGTGGCATTTTTGCGGTAAATATTCCGTAGTTTGGCGTGCATTTCGAGGTATTCTGAGTCCGCCGTATCAGGAAAATACTGGCGAACAATCCAATTTTGATGGGTATAAAGACCAACCGCACAGCTTGCTAAGGCAGATGCACGGACGTAATAATCCGAGTCCACCTCAATATCAGCTGCCGGCTCTAAAGATTGAATATCTCGTAGGATTTCACTTCGCACATCATCAAGTGTTGGGATTTGATACATTTTAAAAACTACCTAAACCAGTTTTACAGGGTGTTTAAACTCAAATTTAACCCCACGATTATCAATAACGGAGATCAAAAGATTTAACGAGCCATCTTTTGGCTGCTCGTGTGTGACCACAATACTTTTCGCCCGTCCGTCATCAATAATCGGTTGCAACGCCTCCTCGGCGTACTGCTGGGCTAACAGCCCCACACGGCTTAAATCTTTCTCACGTTGAATAAGATGGAGCAGAGACCCCAACGTCCCATCTGCCCACCACGAGCCTTTAGGGGTTGTTAATCTGATATACACCGCATTTTGGAGTGTATCTATTTTGTCACTTGTATAGTCCCGAGTGAGCGGGCTGATTTCTCTGTCCATATTGCTATGGTAGAGCAGTTAAAGATAGGAGTAACGGGGAGAGACTTCCACAAACAACAAGCGGTCATTTTCTGCAAAAAATTTGCAAAATTCGACCGCTTGTGAGTTATGTAAGATTAAATTGGAGCAGAAGTTGGTCTGCCATCACCTTGTTCATTATGTTTGTGTGTGCTTAATGATGTGCCGTTTGCGGAAACATCCCCACTTGCAGTGACATCACCGCTTGTTGAAAAGCTCCCAACAGCTTGAGTAAGATCACCATTAATTGTTGCCCCCTCACTTGCTGTAACTTGATAAGTTTTGCATTTAACATTGTAAGCATCACACTCTACATCAATCACACGGTTATTTTTAAGGATAATCGTTGAACCACTTGAATCATAAATCGCCACCTCACCATTTTTCAGATTTTTAACCCGAAACGAGCCATTCTCGGTTGCGACTATAATACCGTGTGTAGTTTTACCACCCAAAGGGATAACAACCACTTGCGTACCGGCAGGAGGCACAGAGGTAAAGCCAAAGTGCTGCATTAACTCTAAGTCTTGGATAGTCTCATCAGCCAAACCGGAAACTTGCACCTGCTGAATATCGCTCCCACTTTTGACTAAATTTAATACCCCCCTAAAAGCAGCACGCACACCATCTTGCACGCCTTTTGCCACCTCTTTTGTCTGTTTTGCCAGTTTTCGCATCATACTTATTGCCCCAACTCCCAAGAGCCTACATATTCCACCGGCTCTTTTTTCTTACGTCCTTTTTTACCTTTTTTCGTTTTAGCTTTCGAGGCTTTATCACCTTTTTTGCCTTTACGCTTACGAGCTTCTTCCGCTTTGGCTTGATAAGCGTCCGGAGTCCACACACCATCCAGTTTTAACCGCAGCTCGGTGGTTGTGCCACCACTACGAGAAAGCCGAAAACGCCGCCCCATCAGAAAGAAAATGCCATCGAGATCATATTCTTCACACACCACATGAACCCGTTGTCCGGCTTGCCATAATGTGCCGTCTTTGGTTTTATGGTCAGGCACAATAATGGTGAGGCTAAACGACTCTAACTGCCAATCTGATACCTGCTTTTTCGCCTGTTTCATCAAGGCTTCAAGGTTCTCCACATCGCCCAGCACAATAGTTTTGGGCTTATAAAGCTCCATTTCGTCATTTTTATATACCCACTTAAAATCGTGCTTGGCATTGTCAGAATCTTTGCCGTGTTTTTGAGCAAGAAAAGTAACCTCCGAATAGCTTTGTGAGACATCGTAAGAAAGCGTTGCATCAACAAAGTTATTTTTACGGCTATCGCCAGACTCTTTCACGCAATGTAACGTGGCAACGGGCGGTTGAGCGTAATCCGCTCCGCCCACAATCAACACGCCTTTCGGATCAAACCAGCAATGCAAACCAGCAGAGTTGGCACACCGCATAATTGCCTCCCACGCCGACTCGCCCACGTCAATATCGACCTTGCTTAAAGTTGGGTTTTTCTCGGCTTTAAGTTGTACCTCTTTAATGCCGAGCGGATTAACAATTTTTTTAACGGCATCAAGTAACGATAAGCCTTGCACATTGGTAATCGGGGCAGAGCAATCCACCAAAATAGCCGCCTTATCACGTCCATTTAGGCTAAAACCACGCCCACTTTTGCTAATAGTGTGGTAGGTAGTATCTACAATGCCGGTTAAAACCGTTTCACCATTAATTTTTACCACCGCCGTTTTACCCGAATAATTAGGTAATACCTCTAAGTTGCTGGATTTTCCTAGCTCAAAATTAAAACTATCCGCAGGGATTAAAAAATCGCTGTCAATATCATAACTTTTCCAGTTTTTATGCTGCGAGCCGTCAATTTCCACTACAATTTCATTTTCAATCATTGCTTACTCCGAATAACAATTTAACAGCGTGCCTTGTTCGATAAAGTTCGGTTGGCGAATATGCGGATTAAGGTGTAACAGCTCATCCGCCCGCTCGTAATCCCCATAAAAATAATGGGCTACTTTGTGGATTGTGCCGCTATCCATTACCATTCGCACGGTCAAAGGCGGTTTTTTATTAATTACCGCAAGCACAAGTGCAGTAAACTGATGGGCAACATTACGGATATTGTTGATCAGCTTTTCTGCGGTCTCATAGATAACTTTTGTCTTATCACTCGGCACGCCTTTTTGAGTGTTCTCCTGTTGCTCACGCAGTTTGTTGATAATATTCAGCCAATGCTCACGCACAATTTGGTTAATTAACTCTAAATCACCAATTAGCAGCTCTTCCTCACGCTCTTCTACCAGCTCAGTCAAGACTTTGGTGAGCTTAGTCGTGGCAATAAGGTCAAGCATAATGCCAAGCTCAACCACATCAGAGCCAAGTAACTTAACCGTTTTTGAGCGGTTAAAGCCCTCATCTCTAGCCACTTTGCTAACAATCGCCTGAGTGTTATCTACTGCATCAGTAATATTGAGTAACTGAGATTTAAACGATAGTGTCGTTAAATCAGCACGCCCCTGAATACCGCTATCCACCATTTCTTTTAGCTGGTGCAATGCCCCCGAACCGTCTTTTAAATAGGTGCGTTGTGAGGTTGATGAGGCAATACTGTATTTTTTCTTGTCCAAGTCAAACAGGTTACGCACCGCCTCAAATGAGGCAAATAATGCCCCCCAAAGCCCAAGCAAACGAGATTTCAGATCAAACACCCCAACGCTATCCCAAAAACGCAAGCCATCATCAAACAGGTTTTCGAGATCAAGTAGTAGCTTGTCGATTTTCGAAATCAGCGAATCTTCAAAGGCAAAAATCGGCTGCATTTCGGTTGCCTCTTTAAAAGTCAAATCTAAGGCAACATAATTGATATTTTCCGCATCGGTATGCAGGCTTGCCGAAACAAGCAACATATTGGGCAAACGCCCACGAATAGGGTGGACTAAAACATCAGCACCTTTTTGCTGTAAAACCGAAAGCAACCTAATATAATCCGTGTAATAACTTGAACCAAAAAAGATCGCTTGCAGCCGAATAGTTTGGGTGTTTAGCCCCATATCCTCTAAATCAGCCCCATTCACAAAAGGGTAAGCGTGTTCAATCACTGCTCGCTCAAAGCTATCATCGACCCCGATAACATCAAACTTAACGCCCTTAAAACTTGCCTGCTGAATAGGCATTGTCCAACCGCTCATCACGCCATCCTTTTGTTAAAGTTAAACTGATATTCTGCCACTTTCTCAGCGACTACCGAGCCATCTAGCTCAACCGTGATTTGGTTTGCTATTGTGTGAGATTGAGCGGCTAAGCCTGCTTCTAATCCTGCTGAAATCATTGCCCCGAATGCCTGAAAGTCGGCTTGGTAGTTAGACAAGGTTTGGCTAACTGAATCCACCTGTGGCTTAATTACACCTTGAATAATAGATTGGTTACGCTCAGTACGAGCTTTTAATTCTTCTGTACTCAACGAACCTTGCTTCACTCGCTCTTGCCCAATCTCATTATTTCGCAATCTATCGGCAATCACATAACCACCGTGATATTGTGTTGTTGGCATTGGTGTTGCTGAAGGCATTCCATAGCGAAACGTTGGCGTAGTTTTTGGGCTATTTGCTTGATGAAATTGCTTAATTGCCTCCGAATGCTTTTCTTTTTCTGCCTCTGATTGAGCAGCATAGGCAGTGCTATTTTCTGCCGCTGCGTATAAACTAACCCCAGCGGCAGCAAGTGTTAAACCACCCACCCCCCATTTAATTCCTTTGCTATTACTTACTGCCTCCATTGCTCCAGCAGCTAAAGCTCCTTTGCCTACGTTGCCAGCTTTTCCACCTGTTAATAAATCAAAAATACTTGAGGTGGCTAATGCCATACCAAAGGCAATTACAGCGTCTTTAGTGGCAATTAAGGCAGAGTTCAAATTTGGGTAATTTTGAGCAAATTCAGAATATTGATCTGCAACATAGGCAGCCATATCGCTCACTTTCTGAAAATTCTCAAGTTGTGTCATTTCTTGGTTATTCTTTGCTTTTTGAAAACTAAAAGCAGCCTGCTCAGCAATCCACTTATAGCTTTCTTCGTTATAATTGCCTTTTTCCGCAATTGTATATTGAGCTTCCGTATTTTCTTTTGTTACTTGGTCGTTACGCATCGCATAAGTAGCAAGCCCAGCCTGTAAATCAGGCATAATTTCAGCAACTTTCGTCCCCTCAATATATTTTGCGATATTTTTCATAATCGCTTTTTTATCTTCTCCTTTAGCAGAGCGATATTGTTTCAAAAGTGCTTGGTATTCTTTGTCATTCTCTAAAATATCTTCAATAATCGAAAGTAAAGCCTCTGAAGCATTTTGCCCCTCTTTCATATATTTCTGCATAGATTGCTTCATATTAATCTTCTGCTTTTTGCCCTTTGAGTTGGTAAACTCAACACTTTCAATATTATCTGCCGTGCTTGAAGCCTTAACTTTCGAGAAGTAATTATTCAAATTGGTTGCAGTTTGTGCAGCACCACCGGAAACACCATAAACTTGTTGCAAATTAATGCCTATTTTTTTAAGATCTTCTAAACCACTTAAACCAGCTCCACCTGCACTTGCCAAAACCTCAGGAAAATATTGAGCCATATCTTTCAATTCAAACCCACCTGCTTTACCTGAAGCATTCATATAATCTAAAGCAAGTTGAATTTGATCTTTCTGCACACCAAAACGTAACATTGAGTTAATCATTTGACTGATTTCATCTGTAGAAGCCCCCGTTGCAGTTGCATTCTTTTGAGCAATGGGCAGTAAATCTAAAGCATCAGTAACACTTACTTGACCTTCAGACATAAATTTATTAATTGCTCCTAGTGCCTCTTCTTTCGTACCTCCATACTGCAAAGATTTTTTAATTGTTTGATGGATTTTCGCCTTCCCTTGTGTTTTTTCCTCAATCGTGCCGCCTGAATAACCGGTGTCAGCCACACGAGCCAAAGCCATATCATATTCAGCTGCTTCCATCATCTTCGGTTTGGTCACCGCAAAACCGGCTGCAAGCCCAACTCCAGCATTCATTAAACCTCGTCCTACTCCTACAGCTTTATCCCCAAAGCTTGTCTTACCCAATTCTGCATTAAGCTCTCTCACTCGTTGTTTAGTCGCCTCTGAGGCTCGGCGTAGCTCATTTTGTGAGGCAACACAGGAGCGTTTTAAGCGGTCATACGCCGCACGAGTCTGCTCAATTTCTCGTTGGATCGCATTTTCAGCTCTAACGCCCAATGTTTCACGGGCTTTGGCTACATCCGCAGCCACTTTGCGGGCATTGCGATAACTCTGCTCAATCTTTTTATTTGAGGTTTCCGTTGCATTTGCCGCTTTCTGTGCCGACTGGGCTTGTGCATTGCTGCTTTGTTGTGCCGCTCGCTCGGTATCTTTAAAGGCTTTTTCTGCATTTTTGGCGGTATCTTTAACTACCTTAGAGGCATTATCCACCGCAGTTAGCACCAGCTTAGTTTCTAAATCTTTTGCCATTTTTAAAGTCTCTTTAAACTCATTTTAAAGTACAAAAAAGGGGCTTTCGCCCCTTATTCAATCTTGCCACGCCGAGTAAAGACATAGCTTTCGTGTTTCACTTCACTATTCGCACCCATTGGGCTATGCGGTGTTTTCACGCCCTCACTCTCCAAGTAGCTCTCAATCCACGCAAATACCTCAAGCAAAGGCATTTGCCATACCTGCTCGGCGGTGATTGCAAATTTTGAGAGTAAAATCACCGCTTGTCGGTACTGCTTAAAGGCTTCCGCTACGCCAAATCGGGATTTACCGGGCTTTCGCTCTCGCTTTGGCTCTCCCCACTTTCTAACCGCTTTTTTCGCAGCTCCAGCGTTGCCTCAATCAACGTCCAGTAGTCATCAGCGGCAAGGTTATCAAACAAAAATTGAGGGGTAACGGTCTCTTTATCCAAGCCATCAAAGGTAACTTGCTGAGAGAGATAAGCCATATCCACTAAGGTTTGCTCACGCTTTGATAAGGCTTCCGAGTTTTCCTCAAGCCCTAAATCCGCTACCATTTCTTGAGCGGTACATTGACCGCCCATTGTCAGCAATCGCACCGTGCAATCACGATAGATTACGCCGTTATGTTCAAAACCAAGTAGGGTAACTTTCATTACTCTTCCACCTTACGCAATGCGTTGAGCTGAATATCACGCACCGATTCACCATCAACAGTGTAAGACTCGCTCACATCCGTACTGAAACAGCCCAAGTAAGACGTGCGTTTCTCAGTATTGTTGAGCGGATAACGGGTTAATTTCGCATTTTTAATATTCGCCCAATCAATATAAGTGCCGTCTTGCGGCTCAACAGCAGTCACCGAAATCGTATGCTCCTCAATGCCTTGAGCATAACCTCTCGCACGCCCTGAGCTATTCATCGTTTTAACCAGTTTGCGACCGGTGACGGTTTTCACATCAAGTTTGGTGATCTCAATCTCAACGCCGTCCACCTCAAGCACGCAAGAGCCTTCATAAACAATCGACATCTAATACCCCCTATAAAATTAACGTAATTTTGTTGCGGATAACGTGTAAGCCATTGACCACATCAGCAGGGATTTCTAAATCCAAGTAAGTCGGGTCTTGAGCATTACGCACCACCAATAAGCGAGACTTCCACGCTTCCACACTTTCAATCACTTCCTCGCCTTCGAGCTGATAAAGCACGTCTAAAATTTCCGAACGCACTTTCGCCACAATACGGTGCGAGTTTTTCGCGCGAGGGAAACGCAAACGCTGACGGGTTTGGATTGCCTTACGCACATAATCTAACGTGCGAATCGTGGTTAAATCCAAATAGCTCGGGTCGTCCGTATTGGTAGCGTTTTTGGTGTATGTGGTAATCGCACGGGTAATTTGCACACGGCTTGCCACCACCTCAATCGGGCTTAAACCGTGATATAACGCTTGGTTTACTTCGGTAAATAACGGCTTTTGCGAGTCGTCCACCACCGTTAAGCCTTTAATTTCAAGGGTATTCAATGGGCGAGCAGGATCTTCTTCGCCCGCAATCACTGCTCCAAGCCCTGCCGCAATCATTGCGTTAGACTCCACCGAACCTTTATACCAGCCCACAATAATGCGTTCGCTATTGAGGCTTGCCGTTAAGGTTGTGCCTGTCGCATAAGTGCCACGCCAACCCATTACACCGATAGCCGGTTTATCTTCAATCGGGGCAGAAACCGATTCCAAATGGCTACGCAATGCAAGGGCATTTTCATCGTCTGAAAAAGGCGAAATAATCACGTTATAATGTGTACCGGCAACGCTTGCCAATGCCGGGGCAATTTGAGCATTACGCTGACCATTTTCAAATGCACGAGCTTCAAGAGTTAAGCCTGTTGCTGTATTGCGTGTTGCAAGCGTGATTTCATTGCCGATTTCGCCTTTCGCTTTTGCAGTGAGTTTCAGCGTGGTTTCGGTTTCAGCACTTGCCACTACTGGGCTATAGCTTGCCGCATTGATCACATTCACCAAACGAGCAACGATAGCTTGAGCTTCTTCGCCCTTAGCCGCAGCAACTTCATACGCTGTCCCCGCAATCGTAACGGAAACGACACCGGCATAAGTTACCGTACCGGTAAAGGTAACTTGACCGCTTGCCGCAACACCGGCATCGTGGTCTTTTAAGCCCACCACCGTCAAACGGATTAATGGGTTATTTTGGATCGCTTGGCGAACCATTAAATGAGCCACCGAGCCTTTACCAAATAAATTTTCTGCCTCCACATCGCTAAATAACTTATGCGGTGAAGTAAAGGCTGCTTCGCCGCCTGTCATCGGGGCAATAATCAGCACCTCTTGCTCATTGGTCGGCAAGGTAGTTACTGCATCTTTGTTGTTGTATTCCGTCAGCACACTTGGCTTGCGAATACTGTTCGGGATTTTCTCAAATTCAATTTTTGACATTATTTGCCCCCTGTTTCTTTAGCGGATTTGGTTTCTTTGACGACAATCAAATCGCCATCCGCAATGCGGCGTTGATAGTAAAGGGTGTTTTCAACCTCTACTGTTTCTTGTTCAATATAGTGATGCGGTCGGTTTTCTACCGGCACACGCACCCCTTTAGCGGCTTTCACTTTTAACATCTAATCACCATCCTTAAATTCTGTTCTAAATGCCGCTTCGGCATTGTTATTCGGGTCAAAAATCCGATTATTAAAGCCCGATAAATCGCCTTGCGGTTCATCTAGCTTGCCTTGATACTGCTTAAAGACCTGCTCATTCGGCTCAACCCCTTCCGGGAATCTGCCATCATCAAGCACATTGCATTCGTTGTAGCTGATTTCAAACTCAATAGCATAGGCAGAGAGTTTCTCTTTCTTCACTTCCGCATTATTCCAAATAGTACGGATTCGCTTGGGTTGGATAGGGTGGACTAAACCGCCTAAGGTCTGATTAATCAGCAAGGTTTTAACTGCCCCCAATAACTGATTTACCCCCACTTCTCGGCTTGTTGCCCCACCTAAACGCCCAGTGGTCTGATTTCGCATTGAGCGGGTAATCACCAACACCACAAACACATCGGTGGCTTGATAGCGTTTACCCCTTGCCCCCATTGATTTAGCCTCAAATACCGAGCCACCGTAAGACACAAGGCAAGCCGGCAAACGGCGAACATCTAACTGCTCATCGTTAATTTCTCCGGCATAACCGGCAACGGAATACACCATCTTGCCTAAACCTAACTGCAAACGGTCAATCAAGGCTTGCTCAATTTTGCTAATCATCTACGGTCTCGCCCCCAAATACGGTTGCCCCCATTGAAAAACTGCACCGTGTTTTCACCATCTGCCGATTCAGCGGCAGCCTCTTCATCTAAGCTCAACGACACCACACCTTTTGAGATGTTTTCCAGCTCTTTTAAGCAAAGTTTGTAGCGGTTTTCTACCTCTTCGGTCATCGTTACTAATGATTTGCTGGTTAAATGATAACGAGCCAAATCACAGCAAATACGCTTTAAATTTTGCGGTACAGTCTTTAATGGCAGACGGTAACGCCCACTTAAATAGCCGTCAATTTGGCTGGAGGAATCCACTAAAGCCACTTCAAGAGTCGCCTCATCAACTACACCTGCCATATCACGGTCGGTTAGTTCAATGGATTCCTGTTCGCCAATTCGCAACACGAAATCATCAACCAACGCATACATTACGCATCACCCTCAACAACCGGCACAAACTCCAAATAAGGGTCGTTAGCTAATGTGATAATCTGCTCATCAGTTAAATCAGCACGAGCAATTTCCACCGCCGTTTCTTTATTGAAACGGTAGCCACAACGCCCATAGGTCGCCTGTGGGTGAATGGATTTCAGTTTGATTTCAAAGGCGATAGGATTAATCAAAGCACCGTCATCTGGCTTAGTTTCACTTTCAGGCGGTTTAGGTTGTTCATCCGTTTTATCTTCAGGCTGTTTATTCACTTTATCTTCAGGCGGTGTATTTTCGTTTGTGTTCAAAGCTTCACTGTCATTTTTCTTTGGTTTTGCCATTTTGCTACCCTCTCAAAATGGGCGTATTGCTACGCCAAACATTAAACCTATTCAGTAATAAATGGATTTACTACCACCTTTAATACGCCTTTTAGCGTATTAGTGGTGCCGTTAATCAATTCCGCCTCAAGCAATTTGCGTGCAGCAAACTCAAGCGAAGGTGGCACAAGCAAGGTGGTCGGGCGAATATTTAACTGCTTATCGCCATCGCCTTTTAAGGTACGCATTGCAGTTAATACTTTTTCCAACGTTTCACTGTTTAACTCACTATCTTCAACACGGTGAATTAACTGCCAGAAACCAAAACCGGCATTACCACGAGAGCGAACACCCCATAAATATTGGTCTTTCATAAAGACGTGGTCTGACTCACTTGGGTCAAACTTCGTTTCAATTTCAGGTGTAGTGCGTTCTTGCCAAATTAACGGCTTAATGGCTTGGCTATCATCTAGCACATAGAACGCAGGCTTACCGCTGGCAGAGCCTGTAGTGATATTACTTTGCGTTTTACTTGTGCCGGTTCCATCAACATTCTGATAAACAGGGTGATCGGTATCAAAGAAGTTCTGACCATCATAGCAAAGGGTTGTTTTACCTTTTTTCAACAAGCTAAAGACCAAATCATCCGGTAATTCAGCCGCACTTTGAGCAGCTTGTTTCACCATTGGGGTAAATAAGCCTACTTGGTCATCTTCAATGGCAGTACGAGGCACGGCAACAGTTGATTCAAATAATTTATTCTCAATCGTCATCCCTTGTGCTTGCATATTTTTAATTTGACGGTCACCCACCCATTCTTGCATTTTCGGAAATTGACCCAACCAAGCATAGGTATTAGTTGCAGTGCTGGAACTTACCTTCATCGCAACCGTACCCCATTGTGGTTCAAGCACTTTTAAACCGGCACTAAATTCTTTGCGAAATGCAGTATCAAGTGCCTTTAATAATTCAGATTTTTTAAACATTACTTGGATTCCTCCGTTTTATATTTTTCAATGTAAGCTGTTTCGCTTAAACCAAGCGATTTTGCTGCTGCAATTTCCGCAGCCGATAACGCCACTTTCTCCGCACCTTTATTCGGGTCTTCACCGCCCGATTGCGTACCTGCTAAAGCAGGATTAGGGGTAACCGTTTTTAAAAAGTCCGATAACGCCACTAAATTCTGCTTACCTAAATTCTCCGCCCACTCTTTTTGAGCAGGTAATAAACGACCATCAGAGAGAGCAGTTTGAATTAACGCATCACGCTCTTTATCGTTCATTTGCTGTTTTAAGCCATTTAATTCTGACTGCACCGCTTGTAAGTCGCTTAATGCCACATATTTAGCCGGGTCGGGGTTATTCACTTTTGCGGATAATGCCACAACTTGCCCTTGCTCTTTGGCAAGTTCGGCATACACATCGCTCAACGCCACAGGGCTATCGCCTTTGGCTTTATCCAGTGCGGTCAGCTTTTCGGTAATCTGCTCATCGGTCGCATTTGCCGACAATGCAAATAATTTAATTAAGAGTTCTTTCATTTGAGAATTGTCCTCGCTAGGTTCTAGGTAATGAGCAAATTGGCTTGAGGTTGCCACCACTTCGGCAAGATTGTGTAAAGCTGGTCGGTTGGTTAAAGCCGCATTTAGCACCTTAATCACACGCCCTGATTTGTCCGCTAAAAACAGTGGAGAGAGATAACGGTACTCGCCATTTTTAATTTCAGCGGTGGCTTTTTCCGTCCACTTCACCTCAACAAAAATGCCTTGCCCCGAAATATATTCCGCTTTCACCATCCAGCCGGCAGCAGGGTTGCCTTTGCCATTGGTTGCTACATAAAGGGTTTGATGCTCATAGTCGATCATCAGTTGGATTTGCAAATTATTAATGTCATCAGCAAGCTGATAACCGTTTGTGTCATCTACATACCAACCTCCATCACGCCCATCTTGCGGATAGAACCAACCATAAGGAAAAAGCTGAATACGACCATTCACTTCTTGCTCAAGCTGAAAACTGCACGCAATCGGGTTTAGTTTGAATTTCTGCTTAAACACAAAAACACCTCAAAACAAATTAATGAGGTTAGAGAATAAAGAATTGGGGAAAAAGAAAAGAGGAGAGCAACTTCCACAAATTGCAAATCTTTAGAAAAAATCGACCGCTTGCATTAAGCGAGGAGTGATGTTTGTTTTAAAACGCTTTAAAACTGCTTTAAAAAATTTTAAAAAAGAAAGAATGATAAATCATACCATACAAAACAAAAACGCCCCTAATCGTTAATTTGGGGCGTTTTTGGGGCGGTCATTTTAAGCCTAACCGATCAACTTTTGCCAATAATCCTGCACATCATCTAAAATATCCGCCTCATCTTGCTCGGTAAGCTGTAAAAACGGACGGGCAGGAATTTTCACTTTCCGCCCACGCCCAGCCATTCCGCCGAATTGGTGGATAGCAGCATAAACTTTATTACTTCCTACAATAGCTTGGTTATTATTGCTTTCTGCTGTAATGCCTGAACGTAGATCTCCACTCTCTCCCTGTAAAATATTACCGGATTTATTAGGATATTTTAGACCTAGCCAAGCAGGGCGACCTTCTTCTTCAAAGTTTTTATCAACTGCTAGTCTCATTGTTTCGGCAATATCAGCCATCAAGTCTTGTTTATTCTCAGTTTTTTGAGCTATGCGATTTAAGGTTTGAATAATTTCATCAATACCGTGAATTTGTATCTCAATCATTTTTTTTACTATTGTTGATTTTTTAATTCAGTAAGCGTAGTATAAAATCAACTTGCACTGGTTGTTACCAATGGGAAAAGGGCCGGGGTAAAAGCCGTTTATGTGGGTTCGAATCCCACCACCAGTGCAAGTATTTTTTATTAATCTAAACTTCCATACAATAAGTCGAATTGTTTTTTATCTTTAAGTGTTCTTACATCTAAAATAATTTCACCACTACGAACACTATTTATTCTTTCTCCATTCTCTATGTAGTTAAACCGAATTGAAACTTTACCTTTCGGGGTATTAAAAATATAGAGTAATGAATTTTCCCTAGTTTCAGGATTTCTACTTGTTTTATCCCTCAACACTGCAACAGGTTTTAATAGCATTTCAGGCAAGTCTTTCCAGAAATCCACAGGCAATCTTTTATCACCTTGTTTGCGGTTAGCTTTATCATTTCGCAAGGCGTGATATAAAACCCGATCTTCAATAGAAATTACCGCACTTTCAAGTGCAATACCCTCACGCTCTAATGCAATGACCACAGGCGGCAATATTGCCCCAATATGATGAATTTTCCCTTGTGGTCGAGCAATACCTTGCTCCAAATTCTGGGAAACTGCCAGCACTTCTAACGTAAAACTGTCTTTAATTGCTTGCATCAACTTAGGATGCTTAAAAGTTTCATTGATGGCAATCGCTGCTAACTTAGGCGGTGCTGAAATGCTTTTCTCCAGCATTGCTTGCCCTAAATTGGCAAGGTGTGATTGACCAGCGTTGTAGTTAAATGCTGCATCAGTTTTAAATAATTTTCCACTTGGCAAGCGATAGGCTTGTAATTTTCGATCAATGCCACCAATAGTTTCTGTGTATTCTTCAAAATCTTCTGGCTTAGTTTCACGCAGAACCCATTTTTCTTCTCGCTCAATATCACGTTTTTTCACCGCAATAACTTTACAACGGCAATTCCAGCCATTCGGTGGATAAAATGTATGCCAAAACGGATCATCTGCATGATATACACTATTATGTAACTGAGCGTGAGCAGGGCGAGTAAATTTATCATTTACCGCCACATATCGCCAATAAGGGCGTAAATGCATAATTTCACGCATTGCTTTATATTCGCCAATCCGTTCAGCCGTTCGCATATTGGTCTGATAAATGGTATGCAAACGACGGGGGATTAAGCGTTTCCCTAATAATTCACCATTTTCATCTACTATCAAATCTGGTGTATCACCAATCCAACCTTTGCGATGCAACGTTCTCGTAATTTGCTTTTCCCACTCTTCTTGTGGAATACCGTTATATTGAGCCTCTAATAAACTTTGATGAATATCAATTAAAATATCCTGCTTCAATACACCTGCTACTGTAAAGGCTTTGGCGTGAGCCTCTTGCCAAACTTCGTGCCAGTTAAAGCCCAATACATAGCCTTTTTGCTCTAAAAAAGCTATCGCTTCTTTAGGTTTTAAACCAATAGCAAACAACAAGTCTTTCTCATTCATGTTGAGCCTTCCCTTGAATTTGTCCCCAAATATCAGCTACAAACAGAGCTTGGGCTAATCCTTGAATAAGTTGCTCATCATCTAATTCATTAAATTGACTCAGTGCAATTTGTTCCACTTCTTCGTAGTTTTTCCCATTCGTAAAAGCTTTCGCTAACTGCGTTACTATTGGTAACATTTGCTGATTCAGACTATTTGCTGGCAACTGACTATCACCCAAATCTGCTGACAGAGCATGAGCTTTGCCACCACAACCACATTCGCAAGCGGTTGTTTTTTGCGGAAAATTTGCAATTTTTGCAGACAATCCCACCGCTTGTAGTGGGGCAGCACGCCCTAGCACCGCTTCGCCCTCTTGAGCCTCCGGAATGCCTAATTTATCCATCGCCCATTGAGTCGGAATCGGTAAGCCAATATCCACCAATTTCGGCAAGCTCTCGGCAAATAACGCCAAGTCGGCAGGCTCTTTGGTGTCAAACTCAAAACTCGGAATGCGGGTTGGGTCGATATTCCCGAAGTTAATTTGCAAAAACGGCAAAATAATTTGCTGGGTAAACGTCTGCCCCAGCTGTTTCACGTCCGACACCAACAAATCACGCCGCACCTCGTTATGCACATTGCCAAGTGCATTCGTTGAAATTTTATTATCCGCACCGCTGGTTAAGGTCTGCCCCAAAATCAATCGTGCAATGGATTTCTCGCACCAATCCACCATCTGCAAAAACGGATTATTACCGGCTGCACCACCTGCGTTTGCGGCGTTATGCAACTCAATACTCATCGACTCCGGCATAATTCCTGCGGCGTTGTGTCCGATTTCCGCTAACGCACGTTTTAACGTGTCTTTCTCGCCCGGCGTTGCACCAGCACCATATTTACCAATACGGATAGGCATACCGTACAACTCCAAAAACTCCGCAAAATCGTGAATACTGTAATGCTTAAACATATACAGCCACGCCAGCGTGCGGAATAAATTATTGCGTGCCGCCTGTGTGGAGCGTGATTTATGCGTATGCACCACCCAGCCAAATTCTCGTAATGGCTCACCTTCGGTATTTTGTCGGGTTTTCAGCAACAGATTATCTACCTTATCCCACTTAAACCACGATTGCGGACGGTGGATAAAGGCGTTCGGATACCACAACTTGCCGTTAAACGCCCATTCAATTTCGAGGGCAGCAAAGCCGTGTCCCACAGCGTCCATACAGTCCATTACCAAATCTTCAAGGTTGCCGAGCTGATAAAATAACTCATCCACCTCATCACGCAATTTTTCTTCTTGCGGTGTGGCATTGCGAGGGGCAACAATCGCCCAATCCACGCCCAATGCGGCACGCTTACGGGTTTGGATATTGGCAAAAATAGAGCTATCTCGCTCCTCAATATCCATAAACAACTCGTGCTGAGCGGTAATATCGCCGTTCTCCGCATCTTCAAAAATGCTTTTCATCTTTGCTGGCGTAATAAAATTGCTCGGGTGGTCGGAGAGTACCCGACCTGTGGCGGTAATTTCGGCTAAATCGGTTTGAATAGGGCTTGAAACCTGTTTTAAATTCGGTTTAACGCCGGATTGTTTTTTCTTTTTGCTCATTTTTTCATCCTGTTTTGCAATTTATTTTGCATAGGTTATTGACTAACTTTTAAAGTAGAGTTACTCTTTTATTCAAGGTCTCAAAAGCCTTATGTCAAACGGTTAATTCACCCCGTCAGTGTGATTTTTTTGTATCCGCAATTTACAAGCGGTCAAAAAGTAACAATTTTTATCAATGGTCGAGAGTGCGAAGAATACAACACCCGAAAGGGGAATAATTCCGCTCGATTTGACACGAGTTTTGAGCTCTCGACCGCCCTAAATGTTATTTAGGGATTTCCATCAAAAGGAATGTCAAAATGCCAATCACTACTTTCACAGGCGTTATCGCCAACCAAACTACACTTCTTGTTAATGCTCGTGAGCTACACGCTCGCCTTCAAGTTTCTACTAAATTCCAAGACTGGATTACCCGTAGAATTTCAGAGTACGGTTTTACTAAAACCCTTGATTTTATCGAGGTTCTCAAATTTGAGAATGTCGAGCGAGGGTTCTTTGGAACTCGTGAAATCGAAGTCAAGGAATACCACCTAACCCTTGATATGGCGAAAGAGCTCTGTATGCTCGAACGCTCCGAACTCGGTCGCCAAGCTCGCCGTTATTTCATTGAGCAAGAGAAAAATGCCAAAGCCCTTGCGGAACAAAACGCCAAATTACTGGCACAAATTCCGCCATTTTTACTCAATAATCCAGACCAAACGACAATGCTGATTGAGCGTGCTCATCAAGCCTTCTTTGTTGCTTATCCTGAAGCAAAAGAAATCTTGCGTTATCGCGGAATGGGCTTGAGCAACCCTGAAATTAGTAAGCTACTCAATTTAGGCAAAAAAGCACTTGGCACACGTTTAGCGAAAATGTTTGAATTAGGCTTAATAGAGCGCAGAGCAACAAATTCACCTAACACACACCGTCTTTTGCAAAATCGACACAATCAACTTTCACTTAGCTTAAATGCATAAGGGGGCAATATGAATATCACACCTATTCAAGTTCAAGACACACTAGACGGCTTCGATTATGCAAGCGGAGCCTTATACAGCGTGAGCCATTTATTAGAGATTGTGGATAATACGAGCGACCAAATCTCCAATTACCATTTATCTAACTTGCTTCGGTTAGTAGGCGATGGATTGCAATACCGCCTTAACCAAGCCAAAGCAGAACTCGTTCGTTAATTATGTCTTGCCCTGCATAGCAGGGCATATTTCACGGATACACGCAGTGTGTCCCTACCCATCATTAATGTCGCCATTTACTCCGATACTCCCAATCTTCATCTTCTATCGACTCCCACTCAATCGGAGCTGAAGCCGTTACCGCATTACGCCACAACATCTCTAAAGCGTCAGGGCCGTCATCGTGGTCTGCTTTCGGAAAATGTCTAAGCTGGCTTTCAAGGGTCGATTGCGAGCGATGAATTAAAATCAAACCGTTAGCAATATGCGGTTGCAAGCTCTCAATCCGCAACATTTTATCGGTGTTAGGTTTAACTGCCATTGCTGGCACAGGCTTGCCACGTTGTGCCGAGCGTTTAACCAGCTCCGTCTGCAAAAACTCCTGAAACTGCACCGTTTCTACAAACCATTTATGGCAGTGATATTGCGTATGTAGCCTAATCACATCTTCGATAATCAAATCAGGCAAACGCTTCTTAATCTGTGCTTCTACCACATATAACTTGCCGCTTGCACGGTGATAGCCACCGACCAAAATCGCACTTGGGTCTCGGCTTGCTCCGGCTTTACCCATTGAGGGGTCTAACGCCCCGAAATAAATCAGGTCATCAGGCAGTTCCGTCCAATACTGGATACTGTTGGCAAAAATCGCATCATCACCCGAGACAGGGTCATTTTGATACTCGGAGTCAAAAGTGGCGTGTCCGTCCCTTGCCCGAATTTTCATTAAGTCTAAAATCGGACGAGCAGCCCAAGAGACAATCGCTCCTTTGTCCATTTCTGCTTTATTTGCCGAGTAAAAGGCATCCGCAACTAACTCACCCTCTGTTAAGTAAAATTCTTCCCATTTATCCCACAACGCCATATTGTCGGGCATTTGTAAAATCGCTTTAAAATGGGCGGTATGCCACGCTTTACTGGCTAAAGTGCGGTTGAGCACGCTGTCGTAATGTAAAATGGTGCCGATATAAACAATATCTAACTTGCCATCGGCAGAGCCCAAAGGCAGCACGGTCTTTTTCAGCCAGTTGTGGAGTTTGTCTCGCTGTTCAGGGCTTCTGACTTGCTCGTCATTTTCAATATCGTCCAGCACCACCAAATCAGGACGGTACGCACCGTGTCTTAAACCACGTAATTTTTTGCCCGAACCGGCAACTTGCACCTTTTGGTCAAATTTAGTAATGATTGTACCCACCTGCCACACACGCCCAACCCCTGCAATTTCAGGGAAATCAATGCCAATACGATTATTAAATTCCAGCTCTGCCTTAATCGCCTCTAACATCGGGTAGGCTTGGTCGATACTGTCCATCACAATCAAGGCGTATTTTTTGCGGTTCGTCACTAAACACCACAACACAAACAACTGCGACACAATGGTCGATTTTGCCTCACCACGAGGGGCGGCAATGGCATCTAAGCACTTTTTCGGACTTTGAATAATTTCCGGCAACCGCTTAAACAAATAATGATGCAACTGAGATTTATGTGGCGAGCGAACATAATGCGGAAAGTAGTTAGAGACAAAAAACTCAAAACCACTTCCCACATCAAATACCTGCTCACGTCGCTTTAAAATATCGTCAGGTTTATCACTCCACCCCTCATTGCTTGCTTCAATAAATTTTTGCAAGTCGGCACGAATTGCTTCAAGGCTTTTTCTTAATTCTGTTGAACTCATAAATAACCCAACAGCCCCAACGGGGCTGAATTATGCGTAACCCAGCACGGCTTGCCGTGCTAGGCTACTTCTTAAACGCTTTGTCAAATTCTGCTTCTAGCTCAGTAGTCATTGCCATAAATTCTGCTAACAGAGCAGGGCTGCGTTGCTTGAGCTTGGTGGCAATAATCTCAACGGTACGAATAGCGGTGGCTTGTTCACTCACACTTGGCAAAATCTTCTTGCTCGAAGCAGTCATCTTCGCAAAAGAATCAGCTAAAGCAGATAACGCCTCAACTTTCGCCTCAGTGGTCATTTCCGTGTTTTCCTCAAGTTCCGTCATCAACGTGCGGTATTTAATTAAAAAACCGGCTAATAAGCCTTGAGCGATATTCTCAATGCCACCACTTGCCATTGCTTGCACATCACGGGCTTTTTCCCAGTTATCACCGTTCTTTTCAGCGTTGGCTTTCCAGCGGCGAGCTGTGCCAAACGACACACCGGCACGCTCGGCTGCCATTTCAAGGCTTAAACGGTCAAATACATAAGCCTGTCTAACCGCTTTTTGTACTTCAACATCGTGTGCCATACGTCCTCTACATTCCAAATTTCAGGCGTAACAGCTCAAAACCTACCGCGATAATGCCACCACCTACACCACCGGCAATCACCGCATCACGGCGATTTTTGCGAGTCATTTCATTCACTAAGCGATTTGTGGCTTGGATTTCACGGTGTAAGCGTTCAATTTCTTCGTTTTGCTTATCCACTTTGCCATTAAGCTCGGTAAGCCCACCTAAAATCAGGTCTAGTTTTTCCGAATCAGTTTGTTTATGTTTTCTACGGCTCATTACTTATCCGCCTTTTTATCTAGTTTTTGGTTTACTTCTTTGATGGAGTCCAAAATATCGTCCAATTTCTCTCTAATGCCCCGATTAACCTCGTGGGCAAGCTCTTTCGATTGATATTTACTCTCCATTTCTGCTTTTAGCTCTTTTACCGCTTGCTCGTTTCGGCTAATACGGTCAAAAACAACTTTAATCGCAAAACCGAGTAATGGAGCAATCACAAACGAGAGCAAAATTTGAAATAGTTTCTCATCAATCATAACGCCCCCGTTTCGCTCGCCCAACAGGGTGTTGATTGCCTTTTGCTACCGCCGCACGCACCACGTTATGCAGTTCTGCAAGGTCAGGACGGCGGCGGTAAAATCGCCATTTTTGCCAACGTTGTCTGAGTTTTTTAATTAAGCTCATTCTTGCAAACTTCCTCATAAGTCAGATTGTGTGCAAGCACTTGGCGTTTCGTTTCCACCGTGTCGGCACGGCTCGGATAAATCAGACTGAACGCTGTGCAGCCGGTGTTCGTCACGGAAGTAACCGTGTTGGTGCAACTGCTCATCAACGGCACTAGGCTGAATGCGGCGAGTTTCATTAACGTGTTTTTGCTGAATTTGAGCATTTTTCACCTCTGCATTTTTTTGTTGAATTTCGACCGCTTGTTGCTGTTTTTCAGCCTCTAAAATCGCGGTCTTTTTACGTTCTTGTTTTAATTGCCAACCTTTAAAAAACGCATAGGCAAGCACCGTGCCAATCACACCAGCAAAGCCGACAATTTGTTGTGTCATCATTCTTCATTCTCCCTTGAGCGTTCTTTTTGTTTTAACGCACTCACCACACCTTTAGTGGCAGGGCTGCCTAACACACAAATACCGGCATAGGCAAACCACCAATCAGAAATAAACGGCTTATCGTAAAGGTAGGCGTGAATTAAAATGCCCGACAGCACCAGCCAACTGATAAACTGAATAAAACCGGTAGTGCTCGCCTTACCGTCTTTGTTAGTAATCAAATCAAGTAAAAACTGTTTCATTTTTACTCCTCTGTATCTTTGGCAAAATAACGCAAATTGCTTGCCATACGGTTAATCCAACCTCTACCAAAACGGTCAAAGTGTTTGAGCTTGGTATAAAACTCAAGACGTTCTGCCTGGAAAAGCAAGCCCACATCAGCCACCGAATAACGCTCAATCGCAGCCAAAGTCACTTTGCCGATAATGCCGTCATCCGCTACACCCACCGCACGTTGCAACATACGGCTGGCATTACCGGAGCCGTGATTAACACAGGCATCCAAAAACTGAAAAGCCAACTCAGGTGGGAATTGGTCACAGTTGTAGCGTTGCCAAAAGGCTTTGAGGTAAATCGTTTTGGCATCTGCACGGCTCATTGCACGCATTGAGCCTGTGTAGCCATTCGCACGAGCTGTATGAATAGTGATGCCCCAATTTGTTTCACCGCCCGGGTCTTTCGGGTCATTGACATAACCGCCCTCGTGCCCGATTAAGCGGTCAAATGCAAGATTAAAATCGGCAAGAGTTGCCTTAGTTTTGGTAGGTTCAGTCATAAAAAAAGCCTCTTTAAATACAATGATGATTTAAAGAGACTTTAATGATTTAGAGCAACGGGGAGCAGGCGAAAGGATTCCACACTAAAACAAAGTGGCTTGAGAAACGGTATGCTTACGCTGATAATATCGTACTGCCTCCCACGCAACACGATCACACACGCTATATTTAGGGCAAATTTGCATAATTGCCAATCGACCACTTAATCCCCCTTGCTTGGTTAATTGGCAATAATCGGCGTAAATTTGCTGATTACGCAACATTCTCAATGCGGTTTCGCAACGTGGTAAATAGATCTCACAAGCTCCCATATAAGCCTGTAATTTCACAGCATCATCTTGCCCTAATACTTCTTTGAGTTTGTCAAAATAGACTTTACCGTTAGAAAATTGAAATGAAAAGCCCCCAAAGGCTTTAATTAGCTTTTCAGTTGCCGGCAAACCAATCACGCCCACAATTTCTTTCACCGTTTCCGGCAAATAATCTTCAACACTTTCAAATTCAGACATAAAAATCCCCCTTGAGTAATTTCCACGAAAGCCATTATCCAAGGGGGTTGTTCAAATCTGTAATACTTACTTAAAAATTTTTTTGCAAATTTTGCATAAAAAAAGACCGCTTGTGAAAGCGGTCTTGAAAAAATTAGCATTTTCTAATAGGGATTCTCCAAGCTTCATAACCATATTCCCAAGCATCTAAGAAACGCTCCTCACCTTTCGCTTTAGAGCCTTTTACTCGTCTGAAACGTCTGAAAATATAGCCACAAGAGCTAGAATTATCCTGCTTTTTAATTTCTTTTTTCATTAGATTTTTCCTAAAAAGTGAAAAAACCCTTGAAAACTCACGAAAAACAGGTAAAATTTGTAACCAGTTTTCACAGAAGTCAAGTCTTGGCTTCTGTATTTTTATACAAAAATCCCTTATTCCTTGAAGTATTCAAGGGATTTCGTGGTTAGCTAATATATATTCGGTCGGCAAACTCAAAATATATACTAGCAATAATACAAGCCCTAAGAGGTTTATAGCCTTTTAGGGCTTCCCTTTATCTGCTATTTAGCAGATAGTAGTCATTCTATAATCTTTTACCGATCATTGCAATAGATTTGATCTGCAAAACCTATCAAAAACACTCTACAAGCCATTTTTTAATATAACTTAAGTTGTAACCTGCCTTGTTACTAAAATCGCTAAAAACCGCTAAAAACCGCCTTATTTGCGATTTATTTTGCATAACTGGATATAACAACATAAAAAAAGACCGCTTTTATGCGGTCTAAAATAAGGTTATTTACAATTATTTTCTTTGAGTAAATCACTCACTTTTATATATCCATCTTCATTATTAGCATCTAAATAAAACTGCTTTGCAACTCTCAACGATGTACAAGCCTCCGACATATTGCCGTGTTTCTTAGCTAACTCAAACGATTTCAATTTATCCTCTGCTAAAGAATTTGAGAACTGGCTTTTACCTTTCGATAGGGTTTCTTGATCCATAATAATTTGAGCATCTTCTAATTGAACCCAAAATCCTTTTTCATAAGGGGAAATGGAGTATATCGTATCAAATTTATAAATATTAGCTTGAACAATAGCAGAACAAGCTCTTATATCTTTTTCTTGATTTGGAAATTTAACCTCTTTGACAAAATCAATACTTTTAGGTGTTAAATCAACACCAGTTTCATCACCTCTCAACTTAAATACACCTGCTAATGTTTCTTGAATATTACGATCATCACATAGCGGTAGATTCAAAGTATTTGCGTGAGTAAGAACAGGCAAAAAGAAAGCAAAAGCTAATAGTTTCTTCATTTTCAATTTCCTTTAATGAGCTCAAATCACCTAAAATCTACCACAAAAAAGCCCACTTTAAAAAGTGGGCTATGCAAAAAATTTCGTAAAATTTATTATTCAGCCCTCCGCATAAGGCTGTAAATAAACTCTATACTCTCATTCCGTGCCTATGGTTATAACTTGCCAACATCTGCACCAACTTATGCAACTGGTCGTCCGTTAGCCATTGCACCCGCTCAATCCCAAAAGAGCGTTTGGCGATAGCGTTGGCATAATCCCACGGCTTTTTATTCTCATAAAGCAAAGCTCCAATCTTATTCATTAGCCCTTGTCGATGTGGGGCAGTTTTGCTTGCGGTTGGGCGTTTGCCGTACTTTTTCGATTTCACCACAAAGCCTTTGGCTTTCATTGTTTGCAGCACTGTCATTAATTCGCTGTCGGTCATCATTGAGCAACTTGGCTTATCTACCGCCTCTAATAACAACATTTTATAGGCGTTATCATCAAGTTTGAGTTCATTTTTGCCAATATGGATTTTCTGTATCATCTGTTTTCTAGTTTGCGGCTGCATTTTGCTTTTCCTCCTGCCATTTCAGCCAAAGTTGATAGCTTTCCGTGTTTTTGATGTGCTCTAATTGCCCCAAGCCTTTCATTCGCTCAACATATTGGATAGCCCCTCTGAGTTTCTCTTCTTGGTTGCGTTGTTGCCGTTCAGGGCTTTCATGCTGAGGCTTAAAGTCGCTATCAGTTCGCACAACGGCAAACTGCACTTTGACACTTTCATACACCTTTTTAAGGTAATTATGGTTTGCTAATGGCTCAATTCTGCCGGTTTCTCTACGATTTCGGCGGACTTGCTCCACCGTATCTCGCAACGCTCTTTCTAGCACATTAGAGGGTTGATACATCTCTAACAAACTCTTCACCAGCTTTAACGCTCGACTGTTAGATAGGCTGGATTTTTCCGGCTTAAACAACCCCAAATAAGGCACAACCGCTGCACCGCAACCACTTCCCATCGTGATCACCGTGTTAAATAACTCCCGAGCGGCATCATCTTCAATCAACGCCTCAAACGAGATGTCCGAATGGCAAATCGGGCATTTGCATAACTTCATTTTTTCCTCCTGTAAAACACATTATTCAGCCCACTTAAAGCGGGGGTAAATGGGCTGTAAATGGGTTTTAAACAAAACTTTCTAACTTCGTTTCATTCACAAATTCCAGTACCGTACATTCTGCAATTTTCAATAAGGCATTAAGCTGACTTTCTAAGTATTCAGTAAATGCCAATGATTTAGCTGCAAAATTTGGTGCGTTTAATTGCTTGCTAACATCACTACATTCGCTAAAACGCATTGAGCGGATTTTTAAATTACCATCTAACTTAAAATGCACCGGGAAATTGCCCTCGTCATATCGCATTTTTGCCGATTTCACTCTAAAACCGTTATTTAACGCTTCAAGGGCTTTATTTTTCCCTTTTTCACTATCTAGGTGGCGACAAGTCAAAAATGTTTCGTCACCCTCGTCACGATTACCTAACGTAGCTTCGTGTTCAAAATTTAAGAATTTAAACATCGGTTTGCCTTCAGCTAAGTAATCTTTCAGGCGTGTGTTTAAACCCAGTTTTTCATCAGATACCACTACACTTCTAAATCCAGCTAATCCGAATAATTTAATTAAGTGATGTAATGCCAATTGAGTGTGCTTTGAGCGGCTATTTGTGATCAGCAATTCTTTTTCAGGACTGTAAAAGATATTCACTAACTCGCTTGAAAACGGCACAATGTGGAAAAGTTGCATTTCTGCTTCTAACCGCCACTCTTTTTCATTGCTTGGAGGCACTAAATCAGGACGTTCTTTGGCTTTTTGTTTTAATTCATAAATCTTGGCTGAAAGTAATTCTTTGGTAACTTTCTTAAAAGTGGCTCGTACCGTGAAGAACAAGCCATTTTCAAGCTCTTGCACTTTCTGACCTGTCATTGGATTTTTTACAATTTCAACTTGAGTGTAGCTATCGCCTACATCAATTTCGGCTTCCTCCAAGACTCCTTTGATATTGTCCGTTGGGAACTTAATGCTAAAAATATGGCATTGGCTCATTTGGATAAAATCACTGTTTTTCATTTTTAACTCCTAGTGTGGTTGGTTAATGCTTACGATTTACTGTTAATAACTTTAAATGTACTTTCGGTAGTAGGTCTTGCACTGTACCGACATACACACCACTACGAATAGCATCATCTTGGTTTAAATATTTCTGTGCCTGTATCAGCTGGATAATTGCCTCATTTAACTGGCTGTTAAGTTGTTCTTTTATGGTTTCGGTCATCATTTCCCCCTAAAAGGCTTCTTGTTCATACGTTTGCAAAATTCTGCCCGCTGTTCCGCCCAGTCTCGGTTAGCGGTCGTTTTCGCCGATAATTTTGCAACTTCCCAATGATCTTTAGCTTCTGCATAGTTGCCTTTGCGTTCAGCTTCTGCTGCCTTTTCGGCATAGTGTTTATATCGGTCAAACTTAACCGCTTTAATGTTTGGTGGTTTAGGTTTCATATTTTTCTCCTGTGGTTAAAACACTTTATAAATGCCCTTCTATCTTGTTCCCCTCTTTGAAAAAGAGGGGTTAGGGGAGATTTTTAAAGGGCATTTAAAAGGGCTTTAAACCCCCGCCATATCCAACGAAATCGGCTGATATTTGCCATTTTCATCGCGTTTATAAAAACGGATATAACCTTTGCTACCAATTACCTGCACGCTGTCTGAAATTGCCGTCATTGCTTGATTCCAGCGTGCATCATCAATCTCAACACGGCGTAGGGATAGGATTTTCGCCGTAGATAAATTGCCTTCCTTATCCACCTCAAACGCATTATCAATTAACGCTTTAAGTTCCGGTTTTGCCCCCTCCGACCAATCGTGCAAACACTCATCAATCAAGGCTTTTGCTGCGTGGATTCGTTCGTCAAAACGGATATTTTCTTGCACTGCTAACTGCAACTTATATTCACCATCATAGGTAAATAGTGTGATATTGCCTTTTGCACCGCCGATTTTTACCCCATATTTTTCAGCCGACAGGCTGACAAAAGCCCCTACATCATCAAATACGGATTGCTTAAAATTGCCTAACGCTTTACTTAGCTCTTGTGCTTTACTCACAAATTGACGGACTAATTCATCACGTTCTTTGTCGATTTCTTTTACTAATGCTTCCGGCTTTAAATTACCGTCTGCATCTCGCCAGTAGATTTCATTTTCAATCGTTACTTTGCTCATTGTTTTTTCCTCTCTATTCCAGTCCAACTTTCACGGTGCGGACTGCTTTACCGTTATATTTCACTCGTTTATTGTGAGCGGGAGACGACATAAATCTGATCGTCTTTGCCTCCACTCCCAACCGTTTTGCTAATTCTTCCGCCGTACCGTCAGCCACATTCTCCTCGCCAACATACAGGGCATAAATCATTCGCCGTTTCTTCATTCCTACACCTTCGCAACACGTTCGGACTCCCACACACACTTCACGCCTCGCACTTGCATTTGATAACTGTCATACCGTCTGCCGCCTTTAGTTTTCATTCCAAACAGGCTCGCTAAGCCGTTTTTCACAAAATCCTGCGTTTTGCGGTTATCTCGCAACACAAGGCGAGGTGGGCTTGCCGCCTCAAATTCCACACGCTCAATTTCCAAATCCAACGCCTCGCACTCAAGCGTGGCAATCTCCAACTTCACAAGGCTGTCGTGAATATAAGCGTTTAATGGGTTCATTAACTCGTTTGCGGTTTCGCTAAATACCTTTTTCATATTTGCCCCTAACTAATCAACATCTTGCTATATTGCTCAACTAACTCTTTGCTGATTGGCGTTTGGTTAATCTCGCTAGACCGCACCACGCCACGCATTAACTTGCTTAATCGGCGAGCATTACCGTGGCAGGCTTTAATCAATGGGGCATTAAATTCATTCGTACCTAATGCACTTTCTGCTAACAGTCCTAAATCTTCCTCACTCAACGCATTACCCAAATCGCACGCAAATCCCACTCGGCTATAAAGCTGTGCCAGCTCGTTATTCTTGCCTTTTAAGTTAATCAGCAAGCGTGGCATTCCGGCTAACACAACGCCCACACCAGTTAAATCGTGGATACGGCGGATAAATTCGAGCGAGCGAGTGGAGAGCAATTCAGCCTCATCAATCATCAGTAAACGCTCTGAGCCTTTGAGCTTGCTCACAATGCTGTCGAGCAATTCGTTATTCACCCCTCGTGCATTTGCCCCCACCGTTTCGGCAATCTTGCGGAGCAACACTTTAGGCGTACAACTCGGATCAACCTCAATTAACACCGCCGAGCTGTTTCTGCGTGCGTACTCTTTTAACATCTGCGTTTTGCCTAAACCTGCCGAGCCGTAAATCACATTAATTTCGCCCTCAACGTGAGCAAATGCCATGACTTCCATTCCACGTCTTGCCGCTAAAGTTGGTACAAAAGCGGCGTTATATTTCGCTTCTACCACTTTTGCCTTATCACGCTCAATCAGCTCGTCCACCTTGCGGTCAATATCGCTTACGTTGCCGTTATATTCGCCTTTGAGATACAGGCTCACCGTTGCCACCGACACACCTAAAAGCTGTGCCACCTGTTTTTGCTGATAGCCTTTGCTATCCATTAAGGTTCTAAGTTCTTGGTTTTTCATTTTTAACCTCGTTATAATGTGGTTTTAAAATTGGTTTAAAGTAGGGGAATTGTTATGCCTAACATCACGTTAAAAACGCTTGAACAAAGAGTTAAAGCTCTTGAATATGCAAACCTCGCTGCTAATGATCTGCTGGGAGATTTGTTTCATTTACTATTAAGCAAACAAGTTATTTCTCAGACTGAGCTTGTTGCTTTGCTAGAATCTCAACTTGCTTTGATAACAACTCCCGACGGCGAGCCTGACGTTGTTGTCGAATTCGCTCAATCCAACTTGACTGAGTTACTTGACCGTTTGAAGATGTCTGATTAGGTTTCATTTATTGCTCCTTACCCGTAGGCTCTTTGTTTCTTTTCCCACTCATCCTTATCGGCTTGAGTGAGGAATATTGGTTTGGCTTGTTTAGCTTTCGTGGTTGGTATAAAACTAAACTCCGGTATATGTTCAATGGTTCTGACTGGATTTAATTCCGCTTGGATTTCGTCCACTTGCTCTTGTTTGAGCTTCATTCGGCGGTTTGCACGTTCTCGGCGAGATTTTTCCATAAATGCTTCAGGGAATGCCGCACGTTTATTGCCGTCAAATTGAGCCTCACAAATAAATCTGCCGTCTAAATGGCGTACAATCACGCTTTCCGCATTGTGGATATCAAAGCTGACGGTAACCTTCTCGCCATCAACCTCAATTAACTTCTGGTTAAAGTAGTCATTGTTAAAGAGCGATAACCAACCACGTTGCGCCACACGAATAACTTGAGGGCGGAACATATCCCGAGCTTCAATCGGGGTAATATGCAAGACTTCCACATCTTGTAATAACTGTTGGCGTTTTTTTGCCGGCGTTGTACCGATTTCACGGTGGACGTGTTCGTTGTTGTACCAATCAATCGTTGCTTCAACCGCATCAACAAACTGCTGCCAGCTTGGCAATTTGCCTTTTGCTCGTTTCTGCTTATCGGTCAATGCCGTCTTGCCTTGGCGCAAGGCTTTTTCTAAACTCACCACACCGGTCGAAACTTGGCGAACTGTCTCACGGTCTGCACCTCGTCCGTGATAGGTTTCAAACTGTCGGGCAATGCGTAAGGCGATAGTTTGGTTTACCCGCTCAATAATGCCTCGCCCCTGTGGGTTACCGGGAATACCGGTCTGGTGGTTAATGCCCAATCTTGGCAAAATCCCCGTAATATCGGCATCTAACGTCCAGTTTTTCTCCCCGCCCCCGTTATCAGAGTAGTACACCGCAGGGATACCGTACCGTTCCACGCCATAGCGGATGGCATCAGCGACCGCAATACAGTTTTCCGCTAAACTAACCGACCAACCCACAACAAATCGGCACGCAGCGTCCATAACCATCGTAAGCTCCGGAATAAACGGTCTGCCGTGGTCAGGGTGGGCAACCTTCATCTTCATTGAGTGACCGTCTCCCACCCACACGTCATTGGCTTTTAACACCGACCAATCACGCTTCACATAAGTATTCATCGCCCGAAGCTCTGCACCTGTTTTGCGACCAATCGCTTTAAATAGCTTGCTAAATTTAGCCATCGCTCGGCGTACTTGCGAGATACTCGGCATCATATCCAACCATAACGGCTGGTCTGCGTAGGTTGATTGCCACCGCCATTCAAATTCGTGATAGGCTTCGGCAATGTTGATGCCGTTAGTGTTGCGATACACCGCTAAAAATGCCGGCAACCAATTTAGCTCGGCAATATCAACCGGTTGTCTCACTTGCGGTGCGGTCGCTTTTAACCGTTGCTCGGCATTGTCAGCCTTGCAGTAATCAATTACCCATTGATTTAACGTCCGCACCCCAAGGGTACGTTTGGCATTCTTTTTCGCATTCGCCACTGCCACTAAATCTGCCATTTCTTCCGGTAATTTGCCGGATTTTGCAAGATCACAGAAAAATTCCACCGCTTTAATACGGCTCATTCCGCTATCTTCTAGCGATAACACCTTGGCGATAATTGCCATTCTGGCATCTGCCACCGCCCGTTGTTTGTTGGTTAGGTTGGCTAAATCAACCTCAGCTCGTACCGCCGGTGCTTTAGGTTTACTCCCTACCACCGCCACCGCAAAACGTGAGCGGATTTCGGTTTGGACTTCTTCGGGCATTGAACTAAGCTCGTATTCATTCCCGCCACCTTGACCAACTCTTTTACGAGTTTCCCAAAGTTGTTTTTTAGCTTGATAAATAATTCCTTGCACCGAATTCGGTAAACAGGTTAAACTTAAAAGTAATAATTCTTTGGCTGAGTAGTGCGTTTTTAAGTTGTTTTCACTCATAAAAGCTCCTTAGAGCGTTCTCTCAGCGAATTTTTTAAGGCTACGCTGAGCAAATCGCCCCGCCCAAATTTCTTCAGGCGGTACACCGATTGCATCTGCAATGATTTGTTCGCCTTTTCGCCACGGTCTATCAAGGGCATTCTTTAATGTACTGGCTTGGCTATAACCGTGTTGTAATGAAAGCTGGCGTAACGACCAACCAGCCTTATGTAACGCAGCAATAATGTCGGCTCTATGCCAGTCTTGTGCTGTTTTTTTTGGCTCTGTTAATGTACTCATTAGATAACTCCATTTGTTTAACACGAGAGATAATAAACCTCAAAAGAAACTAAATCAAGCTTAAAAAGTTCTTTTTAAAGTTAATTGATTGCATTTTAATCGTTTCTTTTGAGGCTTTTAATCTAAATTATTGTTTTAATTGTTCTTTTTGGAACTTTAAAAACATTAAAAAAGAAATTAGGATTTTTTAAAGTTATGACTGAGAAGTTTAAAAACAAATCAATGATTGGAAACCGAATTAGAGAGCAAAGAGAAAAGCTCGGTTTAAGTCGAAATGAAATGGCAGATAGGCTTGATGTATCACTATCTGCGCTACAAAACTGGGAAATGAATGAACGAGAGCCTCAGGCTTCAATGATCATTAAGATAGCAGAATTTTTAGGGGTAGCACCTAACTACCTGCTAACAGGCGAACAAAGCCAACCACAAGAAGCAAAAGGCATTGTGGCACGAGCGTTTGAAGCATTAGAAAAAGAACGCACAGAACAGGACGAAGTTGAAATGCTATCAAGCTTTGAAAGCATTGAAGTGTCAGCGGGCTTTGGAAGCTTTAACGTGGGCGTAACCGAACCAGACGGGCAAGTACCTTACGACAGCAACCTTCTACGCAATCTAGGCGTTAAACCGAAGCACTGTGGCGTATTTTGGGCGAATGGCTCATCAATGCTACCCACCATTCATAACGGCGACCAGCTGTTAGTTGATTTCAGTAAGAAAGAAGTTAAAAATAACAAAGTATATTTAGTTCAAAATGGCGACAGCGTATGGGTTAAACGTGTAAAAATAGAATGGGACGGTGTAGAGCTAATTAGCGACAACAAAGAAGAATACCGCCCAATCAGAATATCTGCAGATGAAGCCCAAAACCTGCAAATCATCGGGCAAGTGGTTCATATTGGGCATAGCTTAGTTTAAATTTTTAAAATCATTTTAAAAACTATTTAAAAACCGATTATACCTATGCAAAAAATAGTACAATTTTGCCCATTTTTTTACTATTCCTGCTCATTTTGTTTTTTGCATAGCCCAACCAAACAAAAATGCGGACAGCCTTGATATTCCTAAGCCCTCCGCATTTTTTCACGCCAAAATTTTTTATTTCTATCTATGCAAAAAAGATCAGTACCCCACAGAATTGAACAAGAAATCCTGTCCTACGCCAAATCTCAAGCACCGCACGAAATGTGCGGTTTTTTATTGCGTGATTATATGGACGGCAAGCCTTTTTTCTACCCTTGCCAAAATGTGGCGGGCGATCCTAAAAATTATTTTGAGATTGCCCCTGAAGCACAAATCGAAGCGGAAAAGCTCGGTTGGATTGAAGCGATTGTCCATTCACACCCTAATGGCGAACCGACCTTATCGCTTGCCGATCGGCAAATGATGAGCCAAAGCGATAGCGATTGGATTTTAGTGTGTGATGGCAAATTGCATTTATTCCCCAAAATTCAACCGCTTGTCGGGCGTGAATTTGTCCACGGCGAAACGGATTGCTACACGCTGTTTAGAGATTTCTACTTCCTCGCCGGTGCAGACTTACCTCAATTTGCGCGAAAGGACGACTGGTGGAAAAACGGGCAAGACCTCTATTTAGCCAATATGGAGGCAAACGGCTTCAAGCGGTTAAATTCGGAAGAAACATTGCAAATCGGCGATGTAATTTTAATGCAAGTCGGCGCAGATGTAGCCAATCACGCCGCCATTTATTTGGGCGATCAAACGGTATTACACCACAGCCCACAACGCCTCTCAAAACGGGATTTGTATGACGGCTATTGGCTTAAACATACCCATTCTATCTGGCGGTATATGGAGGCAGAAAAATTAGATTTCCGCCTTCCAATGAAGACATTATAAAAACAAAACCCCGAGCGTTTGCAGCACTCGGGGTTTTTCATATCCACTTAACCACACTAAGAGGACATAAAACACAATGAATTTTAATATAGAGATAGCAAAAATGCTAGAAGTAATTTCAAAAGATGCGACCGCTCGCCGTTTTGCTTACGTGGTTGTTATTTTAAGTTTTATTTTTGGAATGGCGTGGGTGTTGCCTGATTTAATCAATGCCATTCGTGGTTAGCTTAACACTAATAAAAGAGGTAATTATGGGAACACAAAAACTTTCATTCTGCCGTTTTTTAGCCATTTTACTGGTTATTTGTTTTACCGTTTTCTGTTTTACCTTGCCGGAAAGCGGAAATTTTTTCCTAGCATTATTCGGCGGTTAATATGATCAAAGTGAGATTTTACGGCGCCCTTAAACAGTTTGGCGAGAAGTTTGAGCTAGATTGCCAAGACACGGCGGAGGTTTTACGTGCCTTAATGACCCAACTCAAAGGGCTACGCCAAGCCTTGCAAAATGGCTTTTACAAAGTGCGGATTGGCTCGCAGTGCATTGATAGCCGCTATTTAGAGAAAGGCTTGTACTACCGACTTAAAGAAGGAATGACCGTACATATCACGCCCGTCGTCAAAGGGGCTAAGCGTGCTGGAGTGTTTCAGGCGGTGTTAGGCGTGGCATTAGTCGGTGCAGCAATATTGCTTGGACCTGTTGGCGGAGTGATTGGGAAAAGCGCCGCTCTAATGCTAGGCGGTATGGGCGCCTCAATGATGTTAGGCGGTGTTGCTCAAATGCTCACAAAAATGCCCTCTATGGGTGGTGCAGGCAAAGAAGCAGAGAAAAAATCCTCAACTTCCTTTAACAGCTTACAGAATATGGCAGCACAAGGGCAATCAGTCCCCCTTGCCTACGGGCGAATTTTAGTCGGCTCAATGATTATTTCGCAAGGGGTTGAAGTGTTCGATGCGGAAACGGCAGAGGCTTCTCAACAATCAGCGAAATGGATTTATCGAAACGGTAAGAAAGTACAGAAATAAAACAAAACCCCGAACACTGTGAATGTTCGGGGTTTTTATGCCTATTGATTAAATCTGTTGAGAAATTAATTCACGTTGAGAAGCAACGGCTAAAAAATGGCTTCTATCTCGATAAAAATTACTATGTGAGACACGATTGTCAATTCTGTCTAATAGATATTGTGGTAACACAATGTTTACCCGTTGTTTTTTGCCCAAGAATGCAGAAATATCTATATCAACAAGCAACCAGCTATCACAGTGGGAAAAATCCTCTTGTTGTTTGTAGTGGACAAATCCCTTATCTTGAAGAGTACTAATATCAAATTCGTCTTCTACCATCATTTCTAACATTGTGTGAATGGCGTCTTTTACATTAGGGATAATGTCATCAATCGTATCAGCTGCACTAAAGCAACTATATTCATCGGTAAAGAGTGCCGGTACACAAAGTCCAAATGCTTCATTCTCATTCTGTGGGGTTTCTACACCAACGGTAAATAACATAGTTCTCTCCTTTGCTAAGCTCGGCAGAGCTATAAAAGCCCTGCCGATTTTTTGATGGAACGCAAAGTGCCAATAGGTAAATCTTGTTTTGGGTGTGGTACAGGAAATCGTTTTCCTGTAATCGGCGATTGCCATATTTGGTGATCGCCTTTTCCGTGCCTAACAAAGAAACAACCCGATTCTTTTAGTTCCTTGATTAAGTCGCTTGAGTGCATGCATCCTCCTTTGTCTTAATCAAGAATAATTATATACACACAAATACACACAATCAAGTTTTTTTATTTAACAAACCGACCAGCAATGGTCGTTTTTTATTGGAGAAATGCTATGGGCGGAAGTAGCGGCGGTGGCGGTCATACGCCATATGAAGCACCGGAAAGCGGTCGCAGTAAAGAGCGAGTAAAAATTGTTGAGATTTTATCAGAGGGCGAAATTGGCGGTTTGGTCGATGGGTTGAAATCGGTATTCTTAGATAACACACCGGTTCAAGCGGCAGACGGTAGCTACAATTTCTCAAACGTGGAAATGGAAGGGCGACTTGGCACGCAAGACCAAGATGTTATCCCTGAATTTAATGCGGTGGAAAAAGAAGTGGCGGTAGGCGTGGAAGTGAAGAAAACCACCCCGATTACCCGTACCGTAACCGATGCTTCGGTCAATCGTATCCGAATGAAATTGAGCGTTCAGGCACTGTTTGAGCAAAACGATCAGGGCGATACTAACCCGACAACGGTTGATTTAAAAATTACCGTAGGTACGCGCGAAATCCCGTTTACCTTTAATGGCAAGCATAGCAATCCATACTCTCGTGCGATCGAGATTAGCGGTTTGCCTGCCGTGCCGTTTACGATTAAAGTTGAGCGTATTACCGCCGACAGCAAATCGAACCGCTTAGCCAATAAAACGGTATGGGCAAGCTATACCGAGATTATCGACAGCCAATTTGCTTATCCGAATACCGCTTATGCCGGTGTGAAGTTCGACTCGGAGTATTTTAGCGGTATTCCGACCCGAACTTATGAGATTTACGGTATTAAAGTGCGCGTGCCAAGCAATTACGACCCTGTTGCGCGCACTTATTCCGGCTTATGGGACGGCTCGTTCAAAATTGCCTATACCAATAACCCCGCTTGGGTGTTGATGGATATTGTGACCAATAAACGCTACGGCTTGGGCGACCGTTTGGGCGAATTCAGCGTGGACAAATGGGCGTTGTATCAAATCTCGCAGTACTGCGACCAGCAAATTCCAAACGGCTTTGGCGGTGTAGAGCCTCGTTTTACTTGTAACTTATGGATTACAGAACAACGTTCCGCTTATGATGTGTTGTCAGATTTGTGTTCGATTTTCCGTGCGATCCCCGTGTGGAACGGCACTGAACTTACCTTCATTATGGATAGACCGTCCGACCCTGTTTGGACGTACACCAATGCTAACGTTGTCGGTGGCGAATTCTCACGCCAGTATTCCGCAATGAAAGCACGTCATAATGCTATTCAAGTGGAATACAAGGACGCTAGCAATGCCTATACAAACACCATTGAATACGTCTCCGATGATGAAGCCATTCGCAAATTTGGTTTAAATCTCAAAAAAGTGACCGCTTACGGTTGTACTTCTCGTGGGCAAGCCTTTCGCACGGGTAAATGGTTGTTGGAAACCGAACGCTTAGAAACGGAGACGGTTACCTTTACCGTAGGCAGTGAAGGCTTGATGAATATTCCTGGCGATATTATCCGTGTAACGGACAATCATTATGCCGGTGCGAATATTGGCGGTCGTGTGGTGGCAATTAACGGACGAAGCGTAACGCTCGATCGTGAAATTGAAGTGAGCGGTAACAGTTACCTCAGTTTTATCAATGCAAATGCCAAACACAGCAACATTAAAATCAGCTCAGCGACAGGTCGTGTCGTAACTTTGGACAGCGTACCGACCGGCTTAACGGTCAATGGCGTTTGGTCGCTTACTACGTCAAAAATTACCTCACGCCTCTATCGTTGTATGACCATCACCGAAAACAGCGATGAAGGCACTTACACCATTGTGGCACTGCAGCACGAACCGCAAAAAGAGGCGATTGTGGACAACGGGGCAAGTTTTGAGCCGGTTAATACCAGCCTACTCAAAACACCGACCCTCGAAAGTGCCGATGTAACAGGTACCATCAACGGTGGAATGAAAATTACTTGGTCCACTACTTCGGGCGTTGGTACGCTCACGTATGACATTAAAATCCTCAAAGAGGGCAAACTCTACGCCTATCATAAAGCGGTATCCAGCACCGAATTTGCCTTAGAGGATTTACCGGACGGCAATTATACGGTTGTGATCATTGCCAAAAATGCAAGCGGTCAAATTGTTAGCGAAAAAAGCCAAACCTTTATCATTGACCGACCGCCTATTCCGACTAATGTTGAGGTTTCCGGCGGTTTAACGGCGGTGGTTATCTCGTGGGGAATGGTCAATGAGGCGACCTTTACCGAAATTTGGGCAAGCGAAACCAACGATATTCGCACCGCGACACGCATTGCCAAAGTAAACGGTATGATGTACAGCCACGAAGTCGGGGCAAGACAAGTGCGTTATTACTGGGTAAGACATACCCGTGGACAAAACAACGGACCATTTTATCAAGAGCAAGGCTTAAAAGCGGAAACCGGTGCAGATATTGATGAAGAGTTGGCGCTGCTCAATGAGAAGCTTGGTAAGAACATCATTGAAGAAGTCTTCGATGTCGCAATGCCGGCACGTAAATTGGAGATGATCAAAACCGTTGAACGGCTCGAAACTCCAACGGAAAACCTTGGTCATCATCAAATTTACAACGAAGCAGACGGCAAATTGTATGTTTGGGACGGCAACAAATACACCGCAAAAGTGCAAGCGGTCGATTTAGAGGGACAACTTGAAAGCAGTCAATTAGACCAAACACTGATTGAGCAACTAAACCGAGCCGACAGCACGGCAAGCAGTGCCGCACTGGAAGCAGGTAAAGTGAAAAACAGCCTTACTCAAGAAATCACTAACCGTCAAAATGCGATCAATGCTGAGATTGCTAACCGCAATAATGCAATCAAAGCCGAAAGCGCTAATCTCACGAAGAAAATTCAGGACGAAGCAAACGCACGAGGTACGGCAATCAATCAGTTGCAAAATGTTGATGCCCAACAAGCTCAACAAATTACCACGCTAACCGCAAAAGCGGATAACGCTTTATCCGGTATAACCGCAGAGCAAAAAGCCCGAGCAGACGGCGACAAAGCCAATGCGGACAAGATAACAGCTTTAACCTCGAGAGTGGGAAGTGCTGAAAGCAGTATTACAACCTTACAAACAAGTGTTGCGACTGCAAACCGTAGCGTGTCGGAGTTAAGCCAAAATCTCAATGCGAAGATTGATGGGATTAGCGTTGGTGGGCGGAATTTGTTAAGAGACAGCGAGTTCAATTTATATAATAAATGGGGTAAGCCACAGATTGATTTTGCAAAAAATGCAAATCGGCGAACTATCAAAGTAATCTCAACAAGTGATAGAAATCCTGTTGGCATTTGTTCATTTAGTTCCAATTTCACATCTTATTTCCAACAAGGAGAAACTTATACACTCTCATTATTTGCTAGAGGTAATGTGGCATTAGACTATATCTATCTAATGCGTCAAGATGGTAATAATGTCAATTTAGCAAAAATTAATATTACTTCTGAAACAGAGTTCAATTATTACAAACTTACGTTCAAATCCCCATTCACCACGCAACAAGGTTATTTCTTGGTTGGTTTCCGTCATACTAGTTCAGGGCGGTTTGTTGAGTTTCATAGCTTAAAACTCGAAAAAGGCAACGTAGCCACAGACTGGACACCAGCCCCTGAGGATATTGAAAGCTCGGTTAATGCGGTATCAGCTGATTTAACCACCTACAAACAAACCCAAGCAAGTGCGGATTTAGCTCAATCGCAACAGATTACCGGCTTAACAACCCGAATGGCTGGAGCAGAAAGCAATATTACCCGAAATACCACGGCAATCACTACGTTAAATCAATCAACCGCAACCCAGCTCAATACGCTTAACAGCAAAATGAGCAGTGCGGAAAGTAATATCGCTACGATCCAATCAACCAAAGCGAATAAAAGTGAGGTTGCGAGCCTTGTACAAAGTTCGTTGCAGGCAGTTTGGAAGGCAGATGCAAAATCTGCAGTGGATTCACTTTCGATCGGAGCAAGAAACTTACTGATAGATAGCTCTTACATTAAGTATGACAATTACAATCCTGATATGGCAGTAATTAAAAGTGGCTCTTATCAAGGCAGACGATTGCTAAGGCTAAGTATGTTAGGCGGTACAGGTGTAGCTGGCATTGTGCAAGCACAAGCGACTCAGGTCAGTAATATCAGGCAGGGTCAAGAGTACACCCTTAGTCTTAATGTGCAGGGGACAGCTGGCATACGAAAAACAGGGCTCAACTATGTATTTTTAATGCGTGCTGACGGGGATAATCAACGGTTAGCGACAATACCAGTTATAGCTAGTCTATTAAACAGACCTAAGATAACCTTTACTGCGGAATGGACAAGTGAGCGAGCTTATCTTCTTATTGGTGTAAATGGAACTTATGAGAATACAGATTGGTTGGCGTTTCACAGCGTAAAACTTGAAAAAGGCAACGTAGCCACAGACTGGACGCCAGCCCCTGAGGATATTGAAAACTCTGTTAATGCAGTATCAGCCGATCTAACGAGTTACAAGCAAACCCAAGCGAATGTAGACAAAGCGCAAACTGACCAAATCACAGCGCATACGGCAAGATTGGGAAGTGCGGAGGCAAGTTTAACCAGCACAAGCCGCACTGTCGCAACGCTTGATGGTAAGGTGCAAGCACTGCACACTATCCAAGCCGTTGCAATTAGTGGCGGTAAGAAAGCTATTGCCGGCATCTCAATGGGCGCAACCGGAAGCGAAAGCTCCGTCATTGTGATGGCTGATAAGTTTAACGTGGTCAAAAACGCACAAGATGGCAACGTTAAGCCGATGTTTGGCGTGGTTAATAACAAAGTAGCGGTTAATGGCGATTTGATTGCGGACGGCACGATATCTGCTCGAATGATGGCGGCGAACGCTGTACAAGCCGGTACAATTCAGGCAGGAGCGATTAACGCCAACCATTTACAAGCAGGGCAAATTAGTGCTGACAAATTGGCTATTGGGTTAGGGGGAAATCTCCTACAAAATGCTATTTTATCTAATAATGCGCATGGTTGGCATGTTGGTACTAGAAGTAATTCAAGTTTAGTTGTAAATAATACATTTACTGAAAAGAACGGTGTGGCGGATTGGTATCCTAATGACGCTTTAGACAATGAGGTGCGAATTAAAACAACCGTAACAGTTGCAACTGCAACAAATATTGGATGGCTTGATCCACTTCACAGAACTGTATTCTTAAATGCAGGTCAATGGTATATGTTTAGTGTTTACGCTAACCCTTATCGTTTCCAAACAGGAACCATCTTGGTTGAAGAATATAGTGCTGACGGATCAGCTTTTGTGAAAAGTGTAGCAAGTAGTGCAACGCCTATTGTCAATGGCTCAGCACAGAAAACGATTAAAGGAATGAGCAGATATGCGGTTAAATTCCAGTGCCCTGCTAGTGGTTGTGTATCTCTACGTTTTAGATGTAGTGGTACAACGACAGGTGCTAACCCTGATGTCTATGTTGCTCGCCCAATGCTCGAAGAATGTACTGAGTACACCAAAGAACCTAGCCCTTGGCAAAACTCAGGCGTAACAGCGATACACGGTGGCAGTATTGTAACTAACACCATTACCGCCGATAAAATCGGGGCTGGTCAAGTAACCACAGGTCATATGGTGGCAGGGTCGATTGATGGCAAAGTTCTGCGTGCCGGTACGGTAACAGCGGATACCGTAAAGGCAAGCGTCTCTCTCTCATCTCCTAAAATTAGCGGAGGGACGATAACAGGTAATGCGATTAACGGAGGTAGTATCTCTGGTACAACGATCACGGGGACAAATATCAACGGGAATAATATCTCAGGCGGAACTATATCGGGAACAACTGTAAGTGGCTCAACAATCTCAGGCGGTGTAATTAAAGGCACAAGATTTGAAGGTGCGACAGGCAAATTCTCTGGTGAGCTTGAAGTGACTCAATTGATTGGTGGCGGTGTTATTGAGCAAGTTTCCGGAACGTTGAAATACGAGAGTTCGCACAGCGAGTATGTAGGGCAAGAATATGGTGAAAACTCGTCATCTCCTATACGTGAATACTACACAATCTACTCTGCAACAGTCACTATTACTGCAGCAGCTACTGATAGGTATATTACTTTTATTGGTGTTAATGTAGATGCTTTCATTTTACCTAAAAATACGAGCAAAACGATTAAAGTAAGTGGAACGTTTGGGAATAATAGAAAATTAACACCTAAATTCATGGTGCTAAGCTATGCCATTTCAACAGCTAAGACGATTTCGATTTCTTAACAATGTCTATTGCATTTGCCCTTAATCCGCTTATAATGTTACACAAAGTAACACAAAAGGGGGAGTTATGCAATCGACATTAAGACAACAAGGCGGTGCTGCCGTTTTAACCGTGCCTATCGCAATACTTCAGCAGATGGGGTGGCAAATTGGCAACAAAGTTAATTTGGAAACGCAAGGCGAAAGTGTTGTGATTACACCGGCTAAACGCCAAGCGCGCGGACGAAAAACCGTAGCCGAATTATTAGCAGGTATTGACAGCCAAGAAATTGCAACCTTAAACGCCAATGTGAGCGAATTCACACAATCTGAAGCGGTTGGCAAAGAGGTGTGGTAATGCGCATTCCTAAAAAAGGCGAAATTTGGTATGTTGACCCCGACCCAACTAAAGGGCACGAGCTACGCAATCCGCATTACTTTATTGTGATTTCTGATGAGTTGCTTAACAAAGCATTAGGTACAGCAATTTGTTGCCCTATTTCTTCAGGTGGAAATGCTGCACGTTCACAAAATGTAACGGTAGTGCTTGACGGCAATAGCACACAATCCGGTAAAGTAACAGGTGTGATCTTATGCCATCAAGTCCGAGCCTTAGATTTAAAAGAACGGCAAGCGAAATTTGCCACAAAAGCGGAAGATTACTTT